TTTATACATGCATACACCAGATCAAGAGACTCTTTATCTCTTTTGTTAACACTGATCACCATGGCAGAATCGTCACTGCCCTGGATGACACTGCAGATCGAACTAATCCCCTTTGTGTCTAGAAATTCCTCAATTATTATTTTCATGGAAGCTTGGGGTATGTCATGACATACTGAGCTGGCAACATGCGGTAATCCTTGCATCATGCCATCTTCTATCCATAGCTTATTGCCCTCTTTCTGCATGAAGGGTCTCTTGCCAGACCAAAAATCTGATCTTATTCTGACAAATAGAGCATTATCAGTCTCCACACCTTCAGCAGTCTGCAAGATTGACACCAATTCTTCGGGGATTGCTATGACTTTACAAGTCCACACTCTATAGAAATTGTAAAGGACCACTTCAATGCCTTTCATCATGAGGAAATTATTGAATAAAAAGAAGAACTTTGAGACATGATGTCTCTGACACCACTTACTTGCATCAGCAGATTTGCACATGGATATGTGAGAACCGAGTAGAGCCTGAGATTTGATCTCGTGATCTTGCATGAATTTGTTCTTCAAATCAGGTTCCACAACACTGTCTCCTCCTATCATTTTTGCCACTTCTCTTGCAATTTTCTCCATGGCATAGTGCCAGACTCTCATTTTAATCTCTATGACATGAATCTCTCTGTCCCCACCATGTTGATCCTTGGGCTGGCGCCTGCTTGCCCTTGATGAGCCCGCAACCCTCGGCATCGCCGAGCCTGTCTCCGGACACGGATCGCTAACGCGAAGGGCCTGCGCGTACCTGCGCTGGCTACCCCCCACGCGCGGTACCTCGGGAAGTTGACGTGCTCACGCCGTCTAAGCTCTCCAGCGCACCTCCGTCCTTGCCCCCAGTGGCGAGATGGGAATTGGCTCACGCCTTTTCCGCATGTTCTCGGTCGAGACAGGTCCCACGCTTGCGACTAGCCCACAGGGCGCCCTGCGTTGGCGACACAACCTGCCTCCTGAGAGGACCACATGCACGATTCTTCGGAATCACCCTGCGGTTTCACGACTGCAGTGGCCCCTCCGGTTTCACGACCGCCGCGTGGCCGGAGATGCCTTGCCTCAGTGGCGAGATGGGAATTGGCTCGCGCCTTTTCCGCATGTCCTCGGCGCAGGTCCCACGCTTGCGACTAGCCCACAGGGCGCCCTGCGTTGGCGACACAACCTGCCTGAGAGGAGTTAACCTCCCTGCATGCACGATTCTTCGGAATCACCCTGCGGTTTCACGACTGCAGTGGCCCCTCCGGTTTCCCGACCGCCGCGTGGCCTTCCTTGCCCTAGCGGCGAGATGCCTTGCCTCAGTGGCGAGATGGGAATTGGCTCGCGCCTTTTCCGCATGTTCTCGGCGCAGGTCCCACGCTTGCGACTAGCCCTGCGTTGGCGACACAACCTGCCTGAGAGGAGTTAACCTCCCTGCATGCACGATTCTTCGGAATCACCCTGCGGT